TAGTAACTTCAACGATATAAGTATCTGAGTTTGTATCGGTTACAATAGCAAAATCTCCTAGAGTATATGCTGTGGTATTCAATCTGGCTGAGTATCCGTTGGTAGAGTTAATGTAAACATCTGCTAAGATACCACTGCCGGAAGTATTGGAAACAGACAGTCCGATTAATGTTCTTGTCTTTCCATTAATAGGAATACTATCTGTGATTGCTATAGAAGTTGTCCCTATATTTTTTGTAAATTTTGTTCTAAATGCCATGTGTCTTTCCTAAGTTATATAGTTATTTATATTTATTATCCTAGTGCGATCGCCATTTCAATTGCTGACGAATCAACATATGCTTTGACTGCTGTGTTATGCGGAACGGTTGTTGTGCTTGGTATTTTCACATCACTTGAGATTGCTGCACCAGATAGAGTACTTGCATTAACATCAACAAAAGTAACTGAGTCTCCTGTACCAACACTTTGTGCTGCTGTTGTTGCTTGTAGTGCTGCAGCATCTATATAAGTTTTAACGGCACTTGAATTAGGGACAAGAGTGTTTGAACCTGTTAATGTAGTTTCAATATCAATGTTTCCCTGCATCGCACCCCAATTTGCTGGAGTATTAATTGGTGTTGTATCAACTTCACAAATAACTGAATCACCTACTTGAAGAACTAACCCGTCATAAGTACCAGCAACACCAATTTTGTAATAATCACCTGAATTTGCTGCTGGTAGTCCAGAAGCGGGTATTGTCAAAGTTCCCTTAAACAAAAGAGCATTCAACGCTGCATTCAACTTGTCAGAAGTAATAGCCCCCACAGCAATTTGAGTGTTGCTAATAGTACCTGTCAATTTAGAAGTACTAACATCAGCGATACTTGAATCACTAAAGGTTCCGGTTACTTTAGAAGAACTAATACCTGCAATTTTAGCATCGGTAACTGCTAAGTCTTGAATATTTGCTGTGGCAACCGCCTCTGAAGAAGCAGTTGAACTAAGTTGAGCGGAGCTAAGAGTCCCGGTAATTTTAGTTGCTGAGACTGCTGAAATTTTAGCATCTGTAACTGCTGAGTTAGCAATTTGTACTGTAGCAATTTCACCAGTAATCTTAGTAGCACCGACGGCTGAAATATCTTCATCAAGAATGGTAAGATTTGCGATTTGAGCGGATGTTAGTGTTCCAGTAATTTTAGTTGCTGAGACTGCTGAAATTTTAGCATCGGTAACTGCTAAGTCTTGAATATTTGATGTTGCTACTGCTTCTGAAGAAGCAGTTGAACTAAGTTGGGCGGAGCCAAGAGTTCCCGTAATTTTAGTTGCGGATACGTCAGTTACCTTAGCATCAGTAACAGCACCGGGTGCAAGTTTAGAGTTAGTGATACTTCCATCAGCGATGCTAGTAAGATCGTTAAAATTGTTATTAGCATAATTTAAGAGGTTTCTAAGTTTCCACTTAGTATCTGTATCTTGGTAAACTTCAAACTCGCACAGTGCTCTTTGAGTCCCGTTTTCAGCGAAATTAGATTTTAGTGTGGTATTTGTACCTACAATACTAACTAAACCCGTGGTAGGCGTTGGTGTAGCATAAAGTACATAAGTTCCAGCAACAGAAATTGTTGGTAAAACAAGAGCACTTTGTGCTGAGATAGTGAAACCATACCCGTTTCCGCCAATATTGATCATACCTTCTGGTATATTCAACCGTTGAATTTCAGTGCCAGTATAATCGGAAGTATCGGTTATAGCTGAAGATAATGTGAAAAAACCGGCTGATTGAGCACTAATTGCGTATTGATTAGCCATGTAAAGGAACCCTAGTTTTGTTGTTTTGTTAAAAAATTAGATTCTTTCGTTAGCCCAAGGCAATTGCCATTTCAATTGCTTTGTTTGCCACTTCATTTTTTGTGAGTGTATCTTTCTCTATATTTATATAAATCAGATTAGAATTTATAACTTTACCAATTTTTAGTTGTCCTTTTGGTAGCAATGTTAAAACCGAATCATTGGCAAAGCCAGTCACTGTACCCAAACCATCAAGATAAAGAACATCACCAACGGATGGTGTTGCTGTAAATAAGTCGCCACCAGCAGTGGTATCAATTGCTAGATACCCTTTATTTACTACAATACCGGCGTTAGTATTTACTTGGTAAGAAATGCCATCCGGAATTGTTACATTCGGATTTGAACCATCGTACGTGGCTACAGCGAATCCGGTTGATGTTGATCTGACTACTCTGTGAGTATTATCTGCAACACCAGTGAAAGTAGCATTGCTTAAGAATAATTGATCGTTTTTAGCATCAGCAGATACATTGACATTTGCTGCTCCTTTCATCAAGTAAACCACTTGAGTATCAACAGCAATTCCAATTAGCACTCTACCTGTGCTTGATACTGTTCCTGCTGCAGTTCCAAGATAAACTGGGCTACCTGCTGCTACCCCGTGGGCTGAACCCAAATCAACAAAACCTGCTGTAGCAATAGTTCCAGTACTATCTGGTGTATTTAATTCAGTAACAACACCAATCCAGTTTTCTGCATCTGTGTTTCCACCATCATCAATTGCTTTGGTATAAGTGTTATTCCCTGTAATATAAACGGGAGTACCAACGGTATATCCGGTGGCTGCAAAAGTCACATCAATTCTGGTTGTTTGGCCTTTATCTGTTAGGGAAACACCAGAATCAACAAAAATACCATATTTTTCTAATTCATTTCTATAATCAAGTTTAGGTTGGAAATAAATCAAACCCCTGGTTTCTAGTGCAGTAGTAGATAATCTATTGCCGGGTTTGACAATATAACCAGCTTTTACTTTTGTTCTTTTAGTGGTCAAGCCCCCGTGATTTGCTGGTGTGGCATAATCATCTGTCAAGAATATTTCTACACCTTCAGCGAGCCCTGGACCACCAGTAGTATCAATAGTTGTTGTATCATATTGAACATAACCAGAACCAATTACAAAACCAGTATTGGCAGCATCTAAGCCAACTCTACTAGAAATACCTACTACATATTTTTTCTTTTGTGTAGTTGTATTTGTATCATCAATAACTGCTCTGTAGTATTTCCCATCAGTGTTTCTATAAACAAGATGTTGAGTATAAACTTCAGCACCAGCGGTTAGGTCATCAGTGTCAAATTCCCCTGCTGTTGTATCAAACTGTGCTTTTTCATCGTAGTATTGCCCCCGGTATTCCATGGAAGTTTTACCTTGAGGAATATTCCAGACATAATTACCACCTTTTTCTAAAGCATCCTGAATATCTTGGTGGGCATTTGCTGATTCATTGTGGTCATCATTTGCTCCTACACTTCCTCCNCCCGTTTGGAGTAGCATCATGCCGTTGCCTAGAGATAAACCAACTCTAATTTTTCCACCAGTTGTTTTCTTGGAATAATTGAATAATCTTGGGTTGTATTTAGCAACAACTACCCATCTATCAACAGTTCCACCTGCTTGAGTATCTTCTACACTATTGGCTGTACTTAAAGTATCGCCGTCTTGCCACACTGCACTTAGAGTAGTACTAGGACTTACCAAAGCAACCGGTGTTAATCCAGAAGCAGTTTCCAATTTTAGAATATATTCTACTGCACCAGTTCCAGTAACAACAACCAAATCGCCTAAATTATAAGCAGCTCCTTGGTTGGACCACTCATCAACATCTCTTACAATCTCTCCAGTAGCAGTATCACTTAAATATAAAGTAGTACCGTTTGGATAAATCGTAGAATCCAAATCATTACCCAAATAAACCACACCAGAGGTAATCACACTATGACGACCTTTACTTGTAGAACTATCAACTGCATTATAACCAATGTCAGTTCTAAGAATACCTACAACATTTTCAGAATTGGTATCATTAGCAAGTGCTAAACCATATGCGGAACCATCATAGTAAGCCAGTTTATTATTGTAAGTACCGGCATTTGCTGGTGTAGCAACAATGTTAACGTCAGAAATAACATTTTGTCCGGCGTAAGCAGAATNACCAATATTGGCTGAATCATTTTTTGTATATAAGCCAATTTCGTTTAGGTGTCGCCAAATTTCTTGATAATCGTAAGAAGAAATAGTTTGTATGCTGGTAGAATCAATTTGATCTTTTCCAGTGGCTGCGACATTTCTAACTCTAAATACTGCTATTGCTCTTTGTCCTGAGTTGTCTCCAACATAAACAGGATCAGTGAGTGAACCAACATAATTAGAATATTCGGCTACTGTGTTTGTGTTAATAACTGCGATGCCAGGAGTAGCAATGTCTGGTAGTGTAGCATAAAGGACATAAACACCGGGCGAACTAACAATAGCACTATTAAGGGTAAGAACGGTTGTGTTTGTTGTTTGTTCGGAGATAGTAAATCCCCTGCCGTTATCTCCAATACAAACCATTCCCGGTGGAATATTGAGTTGGTGATTTGTTCCATTCACATAGTCGGAAGCAACGGTAATAGGTTCTCGTAGCGAGATAAATCCAGATGCTTGAGCACCAATTGCATATTTTTGTGACATATTTTAGTTAAGTTAAAGTTTTTACGTAAGCAACACCCCGTTCAGTAGTTGCTCCACCACTGGAACCTTTATTAGTCCAGTTATCTATATTAAAACTAACATCAAATTTTTCAACTTCGTTGTCTGAATCTTGAGTTAATTCTATAGTACTAACGTTTTTAGGAAACACCCCATGACAATAATACTGTGCTATTATATCGTTATTTAGTCCCAATTGAGACAGTACCATTTCTACTTTATAATCATTAGGGGCACCCCTAGAGTTGTTTACAGTATCAGCAATCTTTTCATGCCATTCTTCAAACCGTTGTCTTAAACCAAAATTAACACCATTGAAGAAAGATAATGTAATATCAGCGTATGTTGGGTCTCCACCAATCTTATAATTCTGCCCAAACCAATATAAGTTACTAACATCCCCAATTTCCTTTCCTGGAAGTTGGGCACTCCTAACCATAAATTGATCATTCTCTTCATTTCTGTTGCCTTGCCCACCAAAATTAAATATTTTTGTTCCAGAAGTATCACTACCATTGAAAGAAACCAAAAATCTATTAGGTCTAGCAAGTCCCTTGATACCAGATTTGAAAGCAGAAAGTTTAGCCATTGATTATGCTGATGCTGGTTTAGAAATTCCGTTACCTGTACCATCAGCAGTATCAGACCAATAATCCATGCTGAAAGTCACATCAAATTTTTCAACTTCATCTTGAGAATCCTGAGAAACTTCAACTGCACTAACTGTCTTTGGCCATACACCATGACAATAATATGTAGTAGTAACTGCATTGTCTAGACCTAATTGTTGTAGTGTCATTACTGCTTCAGTTGCTTCTACTCTAGTATTATCAATAGTATTAGCAAAAGATTCCATCCAAGTCTCAAACTTTCTCTTTAGAGCATAATCTGCTTTATTAAAAAAGTTGAGAGTAATATCTTCATATGTTGGTTCACCAGCCATTTTTGCTGTCATACCAAAATGAGTAAGTCCAGCGATTTCACCTAGAGTTTTCCCTGGTAATTGAGCACTTCTCACTAAAAATTGTTCAGTAGTGTCAAAAGTAAATGCAGTAGGTCCACTAAAACTAACTTTAAATCTGTTAGGTCTACCTAGATTTTTAATATTAGATTTAAAATCTGATAATTTTCTTGTTGCCATAAGTTATCCTTTTGTTATGAATATTTATTAGAAAAAAGGGGAGTGTTTTTTTACTCCCCTGTTTATTAAAATTTATCCGAACTGAACTCCAGATTTTGTTACACTAAAGGTTAGTTCAATGAATTCTGCTACTTGAGTAGGTTTGACGTGTACATCAACCACAATCTTGTTCTGATTAATTACAGAAGGTGTATTGTTAGTTGAATCAACAATAACCTTAAAGGCTTCTAAACCTCTTGCTGCTTGAACACTAGCCAAATAAGGATTAATTACTCCAGCAATTTGATCCCAAGTAGTTTGGTCAGCGAATTCCATAACAAACGGAAGCATTGCTTTTCCGATTGTTTTTTCAATCGTGATCATCAATCTTCTTACGTTGATTCTAGAGAAAATACTAGCAACTGAAGTAGCCGTCTTCTGACCCCAAACAACCGCTTGGCCTTCACCTGGAACAACATAGATAACGTTGATTGAGTTAACATACAAAGAATCACGATTGGTCTTGTTAGGTTTTAATGCTAACTTGATTACGTTCTTCATTTGTCCTCTTTGTAGACCAGCCCCTGGCCACCAAGGATTCAACTCTCTATCTGTCTGAGCCATCAATCCAGCAACATCACCATGAACCGGTAACCATCTATTCATATCGTTGTACTTGTCGTACTGATATTTCATGTTACCAAAAGTTCCAGCATAAGTATTCTTACCAGCAGATGGCAAGAAATCAACGTCTGTACTGCTAGAGTTCCAATCAGCAAACCCCATGTTTTTAGTCAAATAAGCAGTTGCTACGTCACTTGTTTGTCCAACCAATTTGGAATAATCAAATGGAGCATTAATAGCAAAAGCATCTTTTCTAAGAGCAGCAATCTGAGCAGCATACCCCATTGACAATTGATGTCCTAAAATCAATCCAATATCTGAAGTATCTGGATCATTAATAATATCAAAAGAATCAGTAATATCACCTACAGCATAAGAACCAGAATAAGTTGTTCCTGGAAAAGTGTTTGCTGTTCTTGGATAAACAGTATTATAATGAGTGTGGTGCAATTTAGGAATTGTACCACCACAAGTGTTTACTACAACACCATTTGTTCCAACTTTAACAAAAATTCTTGAATTAGCGTTTAGTAAAATATCTTCAATAAAGCTTGACTTGTTATAGATGTCTCTTCCTGTAGAAAGATAAGAACCAATATAAGATTCAACTTGTGTGAAACTTCCGTCTGCTCCAACCACAAAGACTAAAATGGCGACTTCATTATTTGCCCAAACTGGTTCAGCATCAAAATAAGAACTGAATTTGTTAGCAATATCAGTTGAAACATTTTTAGTCCAAGCAACAGCATCTGAAGCAACGCCAACAGCAATGTCTTGGTTAGAAGTCACGTATCTGTTGTAAAAAGTAAGTTTAGCAGCACTTACTGTTCCAGTGACAGTAAATACGGTATCTGCACCATCAACAGCAAATACAAAACTTAAAGTAGTACTCCAACCAGTAGGTGTTCCACCCACCCAAAGGGCTGCTTCGTTACCTGCATCATATTGTAGTGTAAAGTCACCAGCTCCAGCCCCACCAGCAGTGATTGGGATAACCGAAGCAGCAGCAACGGCACCTGTTGCTTGTGTTCCATTTACAATTGCTAGTGAATCAAAAGTTGCTATCTCAGTCGCATTGGTTAGATTAGCAGTAGGAATTCTAATTTCTGCTAGGTTGACTGAAATTGAGTCAGTAAGCAAAGAAGGTAATGTAACTTCTGCTAATGTTTGGTTAAAAATATTTGCTTGTGATGAACCTTGGACAATATCCATTGCTGTTTCATCAGTTGTGTTGACAGTTCCAGAATTACCACCAGAAAGTGTCAAGGAAACATTCTCAGTTATTCTTGCTGAGTCAATTGGTCTAACAACGTTCATAGAACTAGCGTAATCATAAAAGTTCTTGGTATTGAACCAATCGTTATAATTATTTTTTGTTGGCTTACCGAAGTTAGCAACCAAACCATCTTCAGAACTAACACCAGTTAATTCAAATGCTGGACCGTAATCTGCTCTAAGTACTGAAAAACAGTTACTAGAAGGTAAGTTAGGTGTTGTGAAGCCTTTATTGACTTCTGTAATTCCAATACCAGGTGACAGTAATTTAGCCATTATATTCTCCTTTGATAAATAAAATAAAAAACTTAATACTAGTATTTATAAAAAAAATGAAAAAATTGACTTATTCGCTTTGTCTCAAGTGGGATTTCTGGAAGATGAGAAAAATAAAAAAACACTTCCCCGAAATATACGATGAAATACAAAAAATAGATGCTCCATCTGATAACGAAAAATTATTCATATACTTTAACGGATTTAGTACTTGCAGCTGTGGTGCCAAATCATCGTTCAACAATTTCAGAGATGGATATAACAAATTTTGTTCAGTAAAGTGCTCATCAAATTCTGAAGAAACAAAGTCAAAACGAAAACAAACAAACTTGAAAAAATATAAAAACGAGTTCCCACAAAAAACCGAGGAAGTCAAAGCCAAGCAAGCAAAAACCAACAAACAAAGATACGGCTCCAAAAGTTCTTTCCAAAACATAGAAGTTATTGAAAAACACAAAAACAATCTAAAACAAAAATATGGNGTTGAGAATCCCTTCCAGATAAAAGAGGTTAAAGAGAAAATAAAACGAACAAATTTAGAAAAGTACAATGTAGAAAACCCAATGCAACACGAAAGTGTCAAGGAAAAGATAAAACAAACAAATTTAGAAAAATACGGTGTCCAGAATACTTTTCAGCACGAAAGTGTCAAAGAAAAGATAAAACAAACAAATTTAGAAAAATTCGGACACACTTGTGCTCGTTGTAATCCAAACATAAACAAAAAAATAAAGAAAACTAGAGATAAGAAATTGTATGCCAGAATAAAGGACTTGAAAATATCAAACTGTAGATTGAAAACATCAGAAGAAGAATTCGATGGTATCAATGACAAAACACTATGGATGTGCGAGTCGTGTAATAATACTTTTAATACTAATGCAAATAGACTATCTAATATATGTTGTCCTGTTTGTAACACCAAAACCAAGTCTAGACCGGAAGATGAACTTTATGATTTTTTATTAAGCTTAGTAGACAAAAGCAAAATTAAACGAAACGATAGAAGTATAATTAAACCGCTTGAACTTGATTTTTACATAAAAGAAAAAGATATAGCAATAGAATTCGATGGCATTTACTGGCACTCTGAATTGCTAGGGAAAGGGAGCAAATACCATCTGAACAAAACATTGGAGTGCGAAAAGAAAGGAATACAATTAATACACATATTCGAAAATGAATGGTTGCTCAAAAAGGATATAATCAAATCTATTATAAGAAGCAAACTTGGATTAATACCGAATAAGATATATGCAAGAAAGTGTTTAATAAAAAAATTGTCTTTTACCGAAACAAAACTATTTTTAGAAGATAATCATATCCAAGGGGCAATAAACTCCAATTTGAACTATGGTTTAATACACAAAAACGAAATACTTGCGTTGATGACTTTTGGAAAATCTAGGTTCAATAAAAAATACCAATACGAACTATTGAGATTTTGTAATAAAAGGAACTATAATGTCGTAGGAGGTGCTTCCAGGCTGTTTAAGAGTTTTTTGGTTGACAAAAAACCAACATCTATAGTATCATATGCCGATAGAAGATTTAGTAATGGTAATATGTATTCCAAATTGAAATTTGAGTTCGTGAGAGATACTAAACCAAGTTATTTCTATATAAACGGTATTATTTTAGAAAATAGAATAAATTATCAGAAACACAAATTAAACAATATACTCGAAAACTTTGATCCGAATCTGACTGAGTGGGAGAATATGAAAAAACACAAAAGAAACAGAATTTGGGATTGTGGAAACAAAGTTTTTGGCATGGAACTAGTTGACATTTAATTTATTTTTTGTTATAATTTAGATAAACTAAATAGAGAGATTTTTATGAGCAAAAAAACCGAAGATGTAGTGAATAATCCCAAACACTATAAGATGGTCTTACCAGATGGTACTGAGTTTGAGAATATTGATTATCAAGCAGCAGTTATGAAAGATAGTACGTTGAATGCCTTCCAAGGTGGTTTGCTTGCTCCTGTCCTAAAATATACATCAAGAGCGGGAAAGAAAGACCCAATGAAAATGGCTGAAGATTATAAGAAAGCAAGATACTATCTAGATGAACTAATCAAGTCATTGGACCCTGAATACAAAACTTGGAAAGAATTGAACGAAAAATGAAAGTAAGTTGGAGAACTAAGAGAACTAAACAATTTAAAGGTGATGAACTAATGTTATCACTTAACTAGAATACGGATTGTTCTTCATCTTCAAAATCAGCAGCACTACCCATTGGCATTGGAGCATTCTCAAACCTATCTAAATCAGGTCTTTCATTTTGCTCCTCTTGACTTTTTAACAAAGTTTTATGGTCAGCCAATTCACGATACTTACTAACACCAAATCTTTCCATGTTATCAACTGCTTCCTCAAACACCATCAAGTCAGTTAAGTAAAAACAAGCATGAATTAACGCCATCACAAGATCGTCATTAAATCCACTTTCAGCGGCAAATTTACCACCTTTTTTGATAAATACAGAAATTTGAGATACTGTATGTTTGTCCCTAATTAGTAACTTTTTGTTCTCTATCAAGTCCTTTACTCTAAGAACATTACTAGTTTTATTCTTCGCAGTAGTCCTAAACCCAGACGTACCAGCAACTTCTGAGTAGATATTCTCATATTCTTCTAATTGTAACAACTTATCTAGAATTAATAAGCCAGTTTGGTCATTATTCTCAATAAATAAATACGCTTCGTTGTAGTATCTACCTATACTAGCCACAACCTCATGTACTTCCGTATAAGAAATACCCGTTGGAATTTCAATGGTAGCAACTTGTTCAATAGGAGCATTAGTTATGTCCAAAACTTGAATTGCTAACGAATCACCATCAGATACCTCAGTTACCTTAGCAGGATCAACACCTATAACATATTCATGTTCTTCTTCGGGAACCTTAAAAATTCTAGTAAATTCATCCAATCTACCAGAAATACTCATAAATGTAGAATACAATGGTTCGCATTCGTGAACCGGAACTGGTTTTAATGTTTCTATATCTCTAATTGCTTCACCAGAAATCATAGAATCAGCACTGGAAAGAAATTGATTCCCAAACTCTTGGGTAAACTTCCTCATGCCCTGATTTGCTATCGTTTCTTCCTTCCACTCAGTATAAACAATATTGTAAACTTCTTCACCACTAAATAATTTTCTTTTGTTTACACCGACAATATCACGGTTATCGTGTTGATAACCGTATTCCTTCATCTTAAAGTCATCATCTTGATATTTTGTATCAAAATTATCGTAGAACTCACCAATTTTTTTAGTAATCTTCTTGTTATTGTCTTTATCTAGAAATGTTTCTACATCATTGTATTTAAGATCGTTAAACTTATATTCATTTTGAGCGTATAGAGGAACTTCCCACCAGTTTACTCCAACTGGATGGAAATTATTGTCTCCGTTGATTGCATCTCGCCAGAACTCATAGAAGTGGTTTAATCCGTTAGGTGTTGATACCATGATACACCTAGAAGTCTTAGATGAAGAAATAGTAGGGTAAATTGATGTCCAAAACGGCGACCACGTTCCGGAATCGACAAAGGCACAATTACTAACTATAATTCCATTAGCTATAAACCTATGTCTTTTGTCATCTACATTAATTAGATCAAACAAATCAATATCTTCAGATAAATATTCAATATTAGTTATAGTAGTTTGGCTGTTTTTACTTAGAACTACATCATTTACTTTCAACTCAGACGAATAAACATAACCACTTGGTGTATCAATTTTGTGATTATATGAACATTCTAGTGTTTCAGTATTGCTAAAAGAAAATTTTATCGATTTGTCTTTTTTGGTTATCTGAACACCATCAAAATCTCTAAANCCATCTGGAGTTAGAACTTCCCATTCATTATTTTGTTTCATATTCTTTCGTCCAAACTTTGTTACCACAATCCCAAACTCTATCAAACCCATTATTCTTCATATTTTGCCACTCCGATTTGCTGTCATCAAATACAGGCAACAAATTTTTCAATTTGTGTTTTTGATATTTCAATCTGCTTTCCAATATTCTATTCTTCCAATCTCTAAAATGAATATAAAAATAATTGGGGGGCGATGTCTTTTGTTCTTCGAAACCTAGTTTATTATATACATCACCTTTACTGAATCTAATATCAGCATATGTTATTAAAGAATCAGGACGCACATTTTTTTCGAAGTGCTTCATCAGTCTAGAGGCACCACCGACTACACTAAACCCAACCTTAGAACACATTCTTATCAATTCCCATTCGTACTTTTTATTAAACCTAGATTTACCAAAAGTAGCAACAAAAACTAAGTCATTTTCATAAAAAAGACCATATGCTACCGAAGACCTATCACGGCCTTGTATATGGTTATCAGTAAGAAAATCTGTCTTTTCTTTGTTATGTAGTTCTCTGATTTTACATTTTCTCGCAAAAATTGTTTTATTATTGCCCGTCTTAGCTGAAAGGATATCTTTCACTATTTCTTTTTTGCTGGACCACTCAGTATCAAATATATGTATCAACTGTATATTTTTCTCTAAACATCTTTTAGTTTTGTTTAAATGATAATTTTTATCTGTTTTGCCATTTGTTTCTGAGTGCCAATACACACCATTAAATTCTATAGCCAAACCATAATCAGGCAAAACTATATCCAATTCAAGTGGTTTTATCAATTTTCTGTTTGATTTCACTATATTGGTTATGCCTAAATTATTCAAGTATTCTATTATTTCTAATTCACCCCTAGACGTACTTCTTATGTTATACTGTTTGTTGGGATAACACTTTTTACAGTAAACAGGTCCCCTAAAAAGAGCAGACGTAAATACGGTTTTGCATTTTTTGCACTCCCAGTCATATATACCCCGAGTACCTTCATATTCTTCTACTGTGAACTTAGGTTTTGTATAATTAGTTTCTAATGTCTCATAAAAACTTCTTAGTTTCCGTTTTTTGAGTGTCTTCCCAGATTTTTCTGAAATTTCCTTAGATAAACCAATATTAGGCACGCCATATTTTTCTAAAACGGTTTTTTTTATTTTCTCTCGTACAATTGCAGAATTCAATGAACTTTCAGCATTGTACAGTTCCAAGTTGGTTTCTCTACGTTTGTTGGTTGCTTCTACAGAATGTAAATTTTTCCTTGCTTGTTCTCTCCCCTTAGCTGTTCTCGACCAAGAGTCCATTCCGTATTTTTCTTTGCATGTGTCTTTTCTTTTCTGGATAGTCTCAGGATTCAAGGAGTTGTGCTCAACCCCATATTTTGTCAAGTTCTTCCTTTTTATTTTTTCTTTTATTTCTTCACTTTGGTACGGGTTATCAACACCATATTTTTTGTTGAATATTTGTTTTAATTTGCTTTGGTGTTCACTCGAATTTTGGAGGCATTTTTGGGAACAACACAAACTATATCCATTTCTAAACCCCTTGAATATTGCCAATTTTCCACAGTAACAATATGATGCTCCCTTCAAATGTATAAATAATTTTTCGGATGTTTTGCGTCCGACATTCTCCAATTCCCCAAAATGTTTTTTTGTGAACGCAGGCAAGGATTTTAGATTGATATTCTCTAAGATGTACTCATAAGTTATCATAGAGTTCTCCAATGCTAATTTCTTTGATTTCATGAGTATGTTTATGTCGTATAGTTAGTTTACTATCTTTATTTATACATTCGTCAATTATAAGCAATTGGATACTTTGACCTCGAATAGCGTCAGTACTAGTAGCATTAGCAGAGACTCTGCATCCATTTTCTAATTTGATACCTGACTCATTCCACTTAACAACTCCTTGTTGAAGCCATTTAGGTAAATTTGTATAAGCGGATTTAATTCTACCCAGAATTTCTTTTGCTTGGGATGCTTTGTTGGCAAGAATAGCAATATTTTTATCTACATGAAAAAGAATGTACCAAGTGATGTAAATCTCGAAAGATGTGCTATTATGGGATAGTATATCATTAGTATAATATAAAGAACCTTCAACATCTAACAAATCATACATATTAGATGATGTTTTCAATTTAGTTACCGATTTTACAGCATCAGAACCGTCTATAGTCTTTAATATTGTTTTCCCAGGGATTAGTTCATTACAAAAAATTTCATTACCAAAACCATCTATAAAAATATGTGTATCAGCACAGATGATATCTTTACCTGATTGTAACACTACTCTGTACTCTTGATATTTTATAGTCTTGCCGATACCTTTGAATGGTTCATATCCAGAAGGTGTCAATACAGAATAACCTGTACAAGACAACTCATCTATAAATTTATCATCGGCGGTATTGGCCCAGGCTTTTAGTTTCTTAAGAAATTTAAGCATTTTTGTATAGTTCCTTGTTTGTCTTTTTTGTAGTCACGTTCTTTGATATGAAGAACTTCGTATCCATTATCAGTTAGTATTTTATTTCGTGTTTTATCTCTTTCTTGGTTTCCTCTTGATTCTCCATGCCAATAATCACCATCAAATTCTATTATTTTGTCTTTGTATAGAAAGTCAGGTAAAATGACTTTTTCCAGTCTCAATCTTGCTTCATTGTTTTTTCCAGAATCATCTATATCACCTTTGTTTAGAGTAGCAAAAGTTATTTCATCAAGATGCCCAAAAATATTTGCTATTTCCCAATACAATTCTTGTGATATTTTACTAAAATTGGATTTTTTGTAATTCTTGTGCCATTTTTCTTGTCTATCTAACCATTTTTGTCTTCCTTTTTCTTCTCCGTATTTTTCTATACAAATTTCCAATGAAAATGTTGTTTGTCTTTCCTTTAGTGCTATCTTGGCATCCTCTTCGGTTAATCCTCTTGAAGTGTAATATGACAACTTGGTAGTATCAGAATCATTTTCTAATTTAGCATCTTTGCATTTTTGTATAACTTCATCTTTTTTCTTAGCAATTTCCTCTTCACTCAAATTATTATATTTCTTAAATTTATCTGAGTAAGCGGATAATCTACCACCATGTTGATAACCAGGATTGTTTTCCCCCGAATTCAAGTCACTAAGTTTTTGGAAGTATGAATCAGATACCACTTTAGCATCTGGAAATTGTTCCTTGTATTCTTGAATACTTATATTGTGTCGTCTAGCGAAATGTTCTCCGAAGCTTTTACCTACCAATCCGCAAATTTGACATTCAACAACATCTATATCATCTTTGTATTTTTCTTTACTTCGTTGTACTATTTCTTTTAATTTGTATGATTTTTTGCATTCAACGGAACACCATTTACTTAAGTTCTTTCCGAATTTCATTGTGGTGTTGCACTCTATACATTTGGGGAATAAAGAGTTATCGTATTGTTCGCAATATGTATTAAAATCTAAACTGTGATATTTTTTGACGTGGAGTCTTATATGTCCAAATTCTTTAGAGCATATCTTACAAGTCGTTTTGTTTTCCATATTATTCCTTTTTTTACTTTATTTATAAGAAATAAAAACTTGTTGTCAGATTGGTTTGTGTTTATAAGTGAATAAAAATCTCCTACAGTAGTTTCGTACTCTATATTATCTTTTTTATACTTTATATATGAATTAGTATAAAAACACTTACCTATTTGTCTGCTTGTGCGTAGTATAGAATAACGATTATCAACATATGTCTGTAACATAACTTTTTGATAATCTCTCAGGTTGATGTTAATAGTTCCCAGGTCAGGGTGAATGATTTTATAATAATTTTCAGCGAAATAAAAGATGTCATTCTTGCACTTGATAATCTCAAGAATGTGCTCCTTGGTGTACCCAATGTTTTGGCCTCTACCTCTGATGAGAGGATTGTTCAGATAGTTGAGTACTTGGCCATTGATGTCATTCTCAAAATCCGGCAACTCTATAAAATTGCCAACACCAGTTTGATCAGGAATCTTACCCATTATTTTTGCCCTCTACATCCATTAGTTGCTTCAATACGTCATTAGTAGTTCCTTGAATGACTACA